AGCCGCCGATCACCGGCCCTTCGACCTTGAACCGGTCCAGCTTGCACGGCGGGCACTCGATGCGCGGCGCCGTCTCCAGGCCGATGATCTGGACCGGCAGGCGCGGCGGCTTCGATTGCCGCGCCGGTCCTCCCGGAACAGGCGCATAGGCTGGCGGCTTTGGCGTGGCCCTACGGCCATGGCGCGGCTTCGGCGCGGCGACCTTCTTGGCTGGCATTTTTTGCAGCACTGCTGCTGCCGCATCGCGCGCTTCCTCGCTGCCGAAGTACCGTGCGAACCCCGGCCGCGAGATGGCCCACGCCCGGCCCTGTTTCACCAGCCGGGCCATCGACCGCTTTACGGAGCACCGCGTCTTGCCGGATGCCTCCACGCCCTGGTCGATCGACACCGGGTTGGGGAGCATGCGCTTCAGGTACTCGTCCAGGAACTCGGTGCAGCTCTGCTCATCGGGCCGTGGCTGCGCCTCGGGCGATAGGCCGTACCTCACACGCTCGCGCAACCGCTGGCGCTTCTCGGCCTCGATGCCGCGCTGCACCCGGGTGGCCTCGTGCCACTCCTCAATCCCGGCCCGCGCCGCATCGCGAGCTGCCGCGGAGGCGAAGTAGGCCGCGAAGTGGTGCAGCGTCACCGACCACACCATGCCCAGCTTCTTCATCCTCGCCAGCATGGCCTTGGTGGTGTCGTAGTCCCGACCCACCGCCTGCGCCACCTGGTCGATCTCCATACCGACATCGGACACGCACCGCAGCGCGGCCAGGATCCTCTCTGTCAACCCGCCGCGGCGGATAGGCTGAACTACCATCACAACTCCTTCTTCACAATGGTCTTGCTCTTTGGCGTAGGCACGTCCTTCGACCAATTCGTCCAACGCACGTTCTCGCCGACGAACATCACAGGGATTCGTCCAAGCTCGCCGTCGCGGTGCTTCGCGACTGACAATTCGCCGAAGTACTTCCACTCATCCGCCAATCCCGGGTTGTTCTTGTATTCGCGGTGGCCGAATACCACGATGTCGCTGTCGTCTTCCACGCTTGACGTGTCGCGGATGTCGGCCAGTTGCGGCATCGAGTCAGGGCGCCCATCCGTCACCCGGTTGATCTGCACCAGCAGGTACACCACGCAGTTCAGTTCCTTCGCCAGCGCCTTCAGGCCCGATGTCACTTCGGCAAGCTGATAGGTCCGCAGCATCTTCGGGTCCGCGCCGCGCGTCAGTGCCAGGTGATCCACCACCAGCACCCGCAGCTTTCCGCCCAGCTTGCGACGCAGGGCGCGGGCCTTGCCGCGGATCTGGTTGATCGTCAGGCCGCTTTGGTCGTTGATGTGGATCGGCAGCCCATTGAGGTATTCCGTCGCGTCGCTGATCTTGCTCCAGTCGATGTCGTTCAGGCGCTCCGGACGCTTGAGCTTGGTGAGATGCACGTAGGACCGCATGGACACCATGCGCATGTTCACCTGCTGCTTCGGCATCTCCATGGAAAACATGCCGCAGGGCTCACCAGTCCCGGCGGCCGTGGCCAGTACCGTGAGACCGAGTGCTGTTTTGCCCATGCCGCTGCGCATGCCGATGGTCACCACCTCACCCGGCCTGGGACCGCCGTTCAGCTTCTCGTCCAGATCATCAATGCCCGTGGGGATCACATCAGGCGCCTTTGTGCCCATCGAGAACTCGCTCAGCTCGTCGGCAAAGCGGACGGCCAGAGTCCCTATCCCGTCCCACTCATCGACCGCCTTGGCGCCGGACTCAGCGACTTGGATCACCAGGCTCTGCGCTGCGTCGAGCACCTCCGCTGCGCTCTTGCCCTGCGGGTTGAATGCGCTGGTAGCGATCTCGTCGCTGGCGGCAATCAGCTTGCGCAGCACCGCGCGCTCACGCACGATCTCGGCATAGCGCCGCAGGTTGGCGGCACTCGGCACGCTCTGCGCCAGCGCGTTCAGGTAGACCAGCCCGCCAACTTCCTCGGCCTTGCCCAGGCTCTGCAGTTGCTCGTACACCGTGATCACGTCGGCCGGCTTGCAGGACGACACCAAGCCGCTGATCGCCGCGTAGATCAGGCGGTGTTCATAGCGGTAGAAGTCGCCGTCGGCCAGCAGGTCGCCGGCCCGGTCCCAGGCCGTGTTGTCCAGCAACAAGCCGCCCAGCACGCTTTGCTCTGCCTCAACGCTGTGCGGCGGTAGCCGCATCCGATCCACATCGTCGCGCTGGTCCGTTTTCACCGACTGCCTCCAGAGCGCTGCGCCCGCAGCACATCATTCGACTGGGCGATCACCTGTTCCCATACCTTCTGCCCACGGATCAAGTAATCGAAGTCCGCCTTCCACTTGCCGTGTGGCCCGCCCCTGCTCTCGCGCCCCATCATCCACCCGATCATGTTGACCCTGTCGAACCACTCGCCCAGCCATTCCATGGCTTCCTCCGCGGTGGTGGCGCGCCTTGTACCGTCGCGCTTCTCGCTCGTGAGGATCCAGCACCACATCTCGCGGATGCGCTCCTCTCGCTCGTCCCACAGCGGCCCGTCGAACGACTGGATGCCCGCCAGATCTGGGAGCTTCTCCTCGTACAGCTCCGCGATGGCCCGGCATGGGCATGGGATGCTGGTCTCCGGCTTCGGCTTCGCACCGGGCTTGACCTTGCGCTGCTTCTTCCCCACCAACTCGACAGCACTCACCTTCACCGCAGCCGGGTCCATTACCACCGCCTCCGCGATGAACTTCTCCAGCCCAGGGCACCGCGCGTCGAACGACCGCAATTGGCCCTTGATGTCCACGATTAGACGCAGCATCTCAGGTTCTGGCCGGGCCAGGTGCGGTGGGCGCCGGAGCGCCAGGCTCAGGCAGCGGCTGCGGGCACCCGCGGTACGCCCGATTTAGGCAGCACGCAGTCACATCACCAGTGTTTCGGCTTCCGCCTGCACACGTCGCTCCGCGGTGCTGGTAGTTCCCAGGCGCCCAGCACCAGCGCTTCGGGCACTGCGCATCAAGCGCATCGTGGCCGCGGACCTTCACTTCGCGACCTCCCAATCGTTGCGGCCGTACTTGATCTTCCCGGCCTTGCGAAGCGCCTGGAGCCGACAGTCGATCACGCGCATCGCGCACCGGTCCTTCGTCTGGAACATCTTGGTTGCATGGCCAAGTTCTGCGGCGAGCTTCGACTGCGTGTTGTGGCCTTCTCGAATTGCTTCGATCAACCGTGCGTCGAGTAGCGTGTAGTCGTATCTCATGGGGACCTTTCGTTGGACAAGAGAGCAATCTTTGTGATGGTGTCTCCATCTTTCATGACTCTGCTGCTGGCGAATAGTCCTGCCACCGCCGATAGGTCAATGACCCATCAGCGTTTCTCCATGTGCTGGCCGCAGCCGCATGGACATTGCGCGATGCATCGCCGCCGTATGCATCAGGATCCACTCGCAGCATGTAGCGCTTCACCGTGCCGTCAGGCTCTGGGGTGCTATTGAGCAGATTCACGTAGATGATCGGCTCGTCGTCTGGAACGTCCTTGCGAAGCAACTGCGCCGTTCGTAGGCCCACGAGTTTGTGATCGCCAGGAAGTTCGTGCACAACGACCGCGCCGCTGTCTGTGACGTATCGCGCCGCACCATATCGGTCAATCATCACACGCCTGATCTCGGCGTTGCGTTCAGCATCGATCGCCGCAGTCGTGATCAGGTCGGGCCGCTCTACAACGTACGCCGGCACGCGCACCCCGTGGATCGCATAGACGCCCCACCCGTCCTGGAATCCGACCGCTGGGCCATTTTGGTTGTGAAGGCGGTGTGAGCCCCATCCGCGCGGTTGCTGAGCGTTTACGAGTTCGCGGTGGATCTCGGTGGGGCGCTCGCCTACCATCACGAAGTCGCGGTGCGGATACCACCAGCAGGCGGACTCCATCGTGGCCTCGTAGGCCAGACCTCGCTCCCAGAGGTCGCCGACCAGATCCAGGCCGCAGACCTCGCGGAAAAAGCTAGTGTAGGCGCCGCCCCAGTACCAACCGCCGACCCAGAACTGGCCGCCCAAGATGCGCGGCCAGCCGTCGCGGATCACGTCTGCGACTGCGTTCCTGAGGCGCGCTCGGAGACTTTTGTCGTCCACGGCATCGCCCACGGCATCGTCCACGGCATCGCCCACAGCACCGCCCACGGCACCGTCCACGGCACCGCGCACGGCATCGCGCACGGCATCGTCCACGGCATCGCTCACGGCATCGACCACGGCATCGCGCACGGCACCGTCCACGGCATCGCGCACGGCACCGTCCACGGCATCGCGCACGGCATCGACCACGGCACCGCCCACGGCATCGCGCACGGCATCGTCCACGGCACCGCCCACGGCATCGACCACGGCACCGCTCACGCTCGCTCTTCGCGCGAGCTGGATCAGGAGCGCGGCCACAGGCGCCGCGATCGCCATGACGATCGGCGACGGCACCCAGACCACGCGGCCGGGCCATGGGATACCAGCGGCGGCATAGCAGCGCTGAGCCGCCGCCTCGAATTTGCTGCGGTCGGCCGCTCCAGTGCGCAGGCCAACCTCGATCCAACGATCGGCCCAAGCATCCATTTGGGCGCGCTGCTCAGGTGTCAGCGCGTCGATTCTCTTGACCATTTTTCAATATCCTCAAGTAGGGAGGGAAAAGAGCCGCAACCAACTTCAGCTAGCCTGCGGCAATTACTACCCAAAACACAATGACCACCCCAAACAACCAAGCAACCACGGCAAGGGCCGTGGTTACGGCTTCAGCCGCATCCTTCAATCTGCCACCTGGCGCAGTTCGGCTGGTGTGTATTCCACCTGCGTTGGAAGGTGGTAGATGCCGGGCGGGAGAACGTGCGGCGAGTGCTCTTCATGGGAAAGCGTCACGGTCTCCTTGACCTCAAGAAACCGTTCGCCATTGGGAGCCCGCCACAGCCGGGCCTTGGCCTGCGCACGGGCGATGGCTGCATCAGCGACTTCGCCGGCCGCCTTCTCGGCGCCATTGACCAAGTGGTCATAGATGGCGTGCGCATGGCCAGTCACTTCGCCGTAGGCCAGCACGATGCGGTTGCCATCGGCCGGGATCTCGGTGCAGCGGGCCGGTAGTTTGGCCACCGGTTGCAGTTGCACATCGCCCTGACGGACTTGTTGCGGTTTCGCGTTCATTTCACTTCCTTCTCTGTCTCTGCCGCAGAAGACGCCCTGCGGTTTGGCGTTCAGATGGATCGGATGTGCGCCAACTCGGCACCTTCTAGCTTTGGCCCGGAATGCTGGCAGTGATCCCAAGGAGCAACATCCGTGCAACCGCAGTCAATGAGACCGTGATCTGTGCGCGGTGTTGCAATGCCCGGCTTGCTATCGACGCGCGGCTTTTTTTCGTTCCAACCTAGCGCATGAATTAGCCGGTGGCATTGATCCGCCGTCATGCGCGAAATGTGCGCCTCTTCGGCCGTCATGTTCATCACCGTCTGCATGAGCCTGTACGCACCATTCCTCGACATCCCCTCACGCTTCCACAGCGGGTCAAACGCCTCATGAGCCCGAATGCGGGCCCTGCGCGTCTCGTGGTTTGCCATCGTGCCCATGGCGTTCTCGGTTCCCCTTTGCACACCCACGTAGGCATCGCACGGCCGGCAGTCCCAGATGAGGCCGTAGCTGCGACCGTTGTACACCACTGCGCTGTCGATCAGCTTCGCTGGCTTTTTGCAGTAGGGGCAAACTGGACTCATACACCACTTCCTTTAATCAATATGACTGCCAAAGCAGGGGTTGACTGATCCCCGGCTTGTTCTGCCTCTCTCATCCCTGATATCCAAGAGACCAACATCGGACTCTGACGGTTTAAGCGGCCGACTAGCTCCGCTGGTACGTCCCTACCACCCCTCATCAGCCTTTGATGAGTCGTTATCTGGTTCGCCTGGGATGGCTCTCCAGAAGGCCCCCTGCGGCGCCCTGGTTCTTGGATGCCGGTGACGATCGCGGCGCGGTCTTTCTTCCGGTGCCCCGATGGCAAGGGCATGGCTCGTGTTCTCGGCTCGACCGGTAGCCCAGTCGGGGACGGTTCTTGGATGGTGGCCAGGTTGCGAATCCTGGCTTGCGTGAGTGATTCAGCGGGGTGGACCAGATGCGGAAACATCCGGGCATTGCTGAACCATCGACACCTGCGCGCCGTCCACCAGCGCGCACCGCGGCGCTACCGCGGATCACCATCCAAGAACCGTCGCGCCAAAAGCAAAACCCCGGAGTGCTTTGGTGGGGCATGGCCCTTGGCATGGACAGGATTCGACACGGGCTCCCGACAGGTTCGGACGTGCTTATTCCCACGCATGCCCCACCAAAAAACTCGCGGGGTTCGCGCACCTGTTTTGAGCCAATGTCGGACTGCCACATCCGACGAAGCGGACTGTGCAACAGCCGCGCGCCTGCGTCAAGCCCCCTGTTCATTCGCGCACCACCTGGGCCAGAAGCGTGGCATCGCCAACGATGGCTGGCATCGGCTTGGCCCAGCGGTAGCGGGCCTTGCCGGTGCTGGTGCAGCCGTCGAACCGCACGTCCATGCCGCGGCGGCGCAGCTTGCGCGCGCGCGCCGCGTGGCAGGGCCTGGAGTCCAGCGCCCACCACAGCCACAGTTCGGTCCCCCTGCAGGCGTTTGCCACCGCCATCTGAAGCGGAGCGAGCCTGGCTTCGGCGGCATGGCGCATCAGCGTGATCTCGTCGGCGGCGCTCACTGGTCGGCCTTCTCGGCACCCGCCTTGCGGGACCGGCGCTTCTTCTGCGGCTTCTCCAGGGCCGCGGCGATGGCCAGCAGCGTCACCGTGTTCGGCCGGTAGGGTTCGGCGCCTGGCTGGGCGCTGGCCTTGATGCGCTCCAGCGTACGCAGCGGCAGCCCCGTCTGCTTCGCGAACGCGGCGATGTTGGGGAGGCTGGCGACCTGGTCGCGTACAGCCGCTGGGTCGATCGTGGTAGGTTTGTCCATGCCGTCACGCTAACACGAGACCGCCACTTGACGCAATAACGCATAGGAGGCGTGCGCCTTTCTATGCGGGGTTGACACCCCGCCACTTGGCAGGCAAAGTCCGGGCTCCAACCAACCGATGAAGGGACCGAACGTGTCCAACCTCCACCCGGTGTTCGCCGGGATCCTGGCGGCCCATGGACTGCCGCAAGACGAACCGCCCGTGCCGGTGAAGCGGTCCGACTACGTGTCGGCGCTCATCCGCATGGGCTGGACCATCGACAGCGTGGATGGCTACCTGGCCAGCGCCGCCGGGCAGGCTGAACTCGCGCGCCTGCGCAAGATGCGCCGCGAGAACATGGCGAGGTCCACCGCTGAACTTCAGGCCCGCGGCATCCCGTTCACTTCGCACAACAACGGCGTGCACCTGGTTGTGGCCGGCGCTTGGGACTTCTGGCCCAGCACCGGCCCGTGGATCTCCAGGCAGGTCGGGCCCAGCGGAAAGAAGCGCGAGGGCCGCGGCGTGCTCAAGCTCATCGCGAGGATCAGGCCGTGAAGAAGTCCGCAGCCACCGCCGCGCGCCAACTGGGCGGCGATGCCTCCAACTTGCCGGCCCGCGCTGACCCAGTTGTCGAGTTGCGATCAGTACTCACCGAAGTTCGGAAGGTACTGGACTGCCACCACCGGGCCACGCACAAGCCTTTGCGTGAACGGGTCGCGAAATGCCTGGAGCGGCTGAAGCCTTGAGAATCACCAAGCGCACCGCGCTCACCTTCGTGTCGCTGCACGCCAGCGGGCACACCATCTTCTCCGCATTGGCCCAGGCCGTGCGGCACCACTTCAACATCTGGAACAGACCATGAAAACCATCAAGTTGATCGACCAACTCCGCGCCTCGCGCATGATCTATGACAAAGCGCTGCAGCGCGTTGAGGCACTCTCTGATACCGAACTGCGGCAGGCGTTGGTAGGACCGTTTGCCAGCGACAGCACCCTGGACCGCATCGCCGCGGTGGCCAGCAAAAGCACCCTGGACCGCATCGCCGCGGTGGCCAGCGACAGCACCCTGGCCCGCATCGCCGCGGCGGCCAGCGGCAGCACCCTGGACCGCATCGCCGCGGTGGCCAGCGACAGCACCATGGACCGCATCGCCGCGGTGGCCAGCAAAAGCACCCTGGACCGCATCGCCGCGGTGGCCAGCGACAGCACCCTGGACCGCATCGCCGCGGCGGCCAGCGGCAGCACCCTGGACCGCATCGCCGCGGTGGCCAGCGACAGCACCATGGACCGCATCAAGATCTTGACCGAGTTGGAGGTTCCTATCGTCGAAGGACTTGACCAGAAGGTGTGCGCCGCAGCGGAGGCCGGCAAACGCAACATGCGGCAGTGGCATTGCGGAACCACGCATTGCCGCGCCGGATGGGCCATCACCCTGGCAGGCGAGGCCGGGACGAAGCTTGAGAATGTGCTGGGAAGCGAGGCTGCTGGCCGTCTGATCTACGAGGCCAGCACTGGACGTGTTGCGCCTGATTTCCATGCATCGAACGAAGCCGCAATCGCGGACATCCGTCACTGCGCAGGAGTTTCTGAATGAATACCGCCACAACGGCCGAATCGGCCGGAACCATCATGTCCGACCAGATGCAGGAGAACGCGCGCCAGATGCTGGCTCGGCCGCGCGCCGGACTTGCGTTGCTTCGTCAACCAGTGGAAGACAGGTACATTGCGCAACTCCCAAAGCCGACGAAGGCGCAGACAGATGCCGTAAAGGCGGATTTCAAAGCTGGCCGCCGCTGCAAACTATGCGGCACGTGGCACCACCCTGATGTTGTGCACCTGGACTATGTTGGGCACGCTGCCACGACTGCCCGCCTGCTGGAGGCCGACGAGAACTGGACTTGGGAGCCAGTGGCCTGGAGTGAAGAGGGTCTACCGCGCTTTGACAAGGCTGGTGGCCTGTGGATTCGCCTGACGGTATGCGGCGTGTCCAGGCTAGGCTACGGCAACGCCGACTCGAAGAACAATGCAGACGCAGGGGCTCGCGAGAAGGAGGTGATCGGCGATGCGATCCGAAATGCAGCGATGCGATTCGGGTGGGCGCTTGAGTTGTGGCACAAGGGCGGCGACCTGTTCTTGCCTGTGAGGGATGACGGTCCTGGTGATGTAGGCGAAGGTGGTGGCGTCACTGCGACCACGCCGCAGCCGCCATCACCAAAGGTTCAAGCTGAGAAGCCCTTCTACACCGACGAAGAGTTCGCGGAGCGCGAGATGGGCTGGGCAGAGAAGATCACCGACGCCAAAGAACCGAAGGATCCTGACCGCCTGATGGCTTTCATCGAGACCAAGGGCAAGCGCTTTACGGATGCGCAGCGCGAGAAGTTGCGCGGCTACAAGGCGCCGTTCTGACAACCACCGAGAAGCGAATGGAAACTCACAAACTTGACCAGGGCTCGCAAGAATGGATCGCCCACCGGGCGCAGCATTGGAACGCCAGCGATGCGCCGGCCATGCTCGGCGTCTTCCCGACCAAGACGCGGCAGGATTTGCTGCACGAACTGCATACCGGCATGCACCGCGAGTTCAGCAATTACGTCCAGGAACGCATCCTTGACAAGGGCCACGAGTGGGAGGCACTGGCACGGCCGATTGCAGAAGAAATCCTCGGGGAGGAACTCTATCCGGTTGTCGGCAGCGCCGGCCGGATTTCGGCGTCATTCGACGGCCTGACCATGGACGAGTCCATCGCCTTCGAGCACAAGCGCCTGAACCAGGAGTTGCGCGCCATCATGCAGCCTGGCTGCAAAGGCGCTGACCTGCCGATGCACTACCAGGTGCAGATGGAGCAGCAGTGCATGGTGTCAGGCTGCGGCAAGGTGCTGTTCATGGCCTCGGAGTGGACGGAAGATGGCGCTCTGATCGAGGAACGCCACTGCTGGTACAAGCCGAACAAGGAACTGGCGGACAAGATCCTGGCCGGCTGGGCTCAGTTCGAGGCCGACTTGGCGGACTACCAGCCGCCACCGCCACCTCCACCACCTCCCGTGGTGGAGGTGATCGAGGCCCTGCCTGCGCTGATGATCCGCGTGGAAGGGAAGGTCACCAGCTCCAACATCAGCATGTTCAAGGAGGCCGCGGCGCGCTTCCTGGCCGGTATCAAGACCGATCTGAAGACAGATGACGACTTCGCCAACGCCGCCCAGACCGTGAAGTTCTGCCAGGACGGCGAGGACCGGCTGAAACTGGTGAAGGAGCAGGCGCTGGCGCAGACGGCCAGCATCGACGAGTTGTTCCGCACGGTGGACCACATCACCGAACAGTTGCGGCAGAAGCGACTGGCGCTGGACAAGCTCGTGACCGAGCGCAAGGCGTCCATTCGCGTCGAGATCGTGCAGGAGCACCAGAAGCTGCTGGACGAGTTCGTGGCCGGCTTGAACACGCGCTTGGGCGCAGCCTGGATCGGTCGCACCGCAGGCGGCTTCGGCGAAGCTATCAAGGGCAAGCGCACCGTGGAGAGCGTGCGCGCCGCTGCCGCCCAGGAACTGGCGGACCAGAAGCTGCGGCTGAACGACGTGGCGGCCACGCTGTTCGACAACCGCAAGGCGCTGAAGGCTGACGGACAGGACTGGTTCTTCCTGTTCGCCGACTTCGCCACGCTGGGGACGAAGCCGGTGGCCGACTTCAAGGCCATCGCGGATGCGCGGATCAAAGCGCACCAGGACGCCGAGGCCGAGAAGAAGCGCCGAGCCGACGAAGCCGCAGAGTCGGCGCGCGTGGCGGCGGAAGAGAAGGCCAAGCAGGCTGCGTCCACCGCCCAGCCACAACCGCCAGTTGAGCAGCCGGCGCTGGAGTTTTCCGCGCCACCGCCGGCCACCGCCTGCCACCAGGTGCTGGTGAGACGCCCGGCGCCGCCCCCATCGGCCCTGAAAACGAAGGAAGAGCCGACGCTGAAACTGGGCGACGTGAATGCCGCGCTCGGCGTCGGCATCTCCATGACCGAGGCATTCGTCCGCGAAACGCTCAAAATCGTGAAGCCCACGCCGCCGGCCGGATCCAGGGGCTGCCTGTTCCGGCCGTCGCAGTTGAACGAGATCCTGGAGGCGCTGGCAGAACTGGCGCTGTCGAAGAGGCGCTGAGCCATGGCACTGAAACGGTTCACCACCAGCGGGACCTCCGCCTGCCCGGAGTGCGGAGCCACCGGCTCCTACGACCTGCTGGTGGAGCGCGTGCGCGCCATTCAGGAGGCTTGGTCGGCGGCCGGGCGCTACCCCGACACCAGCACCGACCGGGCGGCGATAGAGAACGCAATCGACGCGGCCGTTGCCGCCATTGGCATGGAGAAGGCACCATGAAGGTAGCCGAGTTGACCGGTGAGGAGCTGGCACGTCACGCGCTGCGCGCATCACTCAACGTTTGAGCTGAGGGGCCGCCGTAGGTGGTTCCGCTCGAGCGAATGGTTGGGCGGCTGGTGGATAGACGAAAGGAACGACGATGGACAAGAACCCGCTGATCGGCAAGACGATCACCGCACTTGAACTGACGACCGACCGCAAGGCGCTGCGGTTCACGTTGGCCGATGGTGCCGCTGTGGTTGCGCAGTGCGATGGCGACTGCTGCAGCGACACCTGGATTGAGCACATCAGCCTACCGGCGCGCGGTTTCCCGGCCCTGGTGCTGGAAGCCGCCGATGTGGACATGCCAGATCTCGGTGAAATGCCCGGTCGCTATGTGGTCGCGTACTACGGACTCAAGATCACGACCCACAAGGGTGAGTTGCTTGTGGACTATCGCAACGACTCCAACGGCTACTACGGCGGCAATCTGTCTTGGCCCGGCGAGGACCACTATGGCGGCGTGTACGGGCAGAACGTGGCGAACGAAGAGTGGCGCAGCGTCACGCAGGACGAATGACATGCAGCGCAGCACATTCAAGCGGCCGGTGCTGGTGCGCAAGCGCACCGTTCACACGCCCGGCACCGGCCGCGGCGTGATGGTGCCGTCCACCGACACCGTGGTGGCCAAGCCGAAGGATGACCCGGTGCGCTGTGAGGCGTACCTGCGCTACGTGGCGGCCATGCCGTGCTGGCTTTGTGGAGCAGTGAGTCGCTCCCAGGCAGCGCATGCCGACGAGGGCAAGGGCCTGGGCATCAAGGCCGGCGACGACCGCACGTTCCCGCTCTGCGCCGACCAGCCCGGCAAGAGCGGGTGCCACCACGCCATGGGCACGGCCGGAACCTACACCCGCGACGTGCGCCGACGCATGGAGCGCCAGGCCGTGGCCTTCACCCAGCACGCGCTGATCGAGCGCGCCGCCAGCGACCCGGTGCTGCGAGCAGTGCTGGTCCGGGCCCGTGTGCTGGTGGAAGTGGTGGCGCCGTGACCGAGCACGATGCCTTCGTCCGCCGGTTCGTCCTGGACTGCGACGCATCCTGCGAGCAGCTCTGGGCCATGCTGCGGCAGCGCCACGACATCGCCAAGTTCGGGCAGGTGCTGCAGGTGGTGGTGTCGAAGCTGGCGCCCACGCGGCGGGCCGACCAGAACAGGAAGATGTGGAAGGCATACCTGGAGCCCATCTCCCAGCAGGCGCGCGTGAACGGTCAGGCCATTCGAGCAGAGGACTGGCACCTGGTGCTCAAGGCCATGTTCCTGCCCGAGGTGTGCGCCAAGGGCATCCACAAGTGGACGTACAAGGACAACGGCGACCGCGAGCTCACCATGTCCACGGGCGACCTGAACGAAGACGAGTTCGAGGTGTACCTGCACGAGATCGGCAGCTACGCTACCCACGACCTGGGGGTCCGACTCCCAGCAAACCCAAGAGACCTGCAAGGGTCCCCATTCGAGGAACAGAAAGAATGAAGCAGTTTGGATTGACAACGTGGGAGCCTGCAAAGTGCAAGCACGTCGCGAAGAGAGAGGAGCAATACGGGGATGAGCTTGTGGACGCGATGACCATTCACTACAGGATCGAGTTCACCAACGACCGCCTGGACGACTGGTTCCCGGGCCTGCGTGCGGCAATCTACATGGCCAAGGACAGCCAGACCATCCCCGGCGTGCCTGAGACCACGCCGGAGAAGCGCACGGACCTGATCGAATCCCCGCACCACCTGAAGACCGAGTGCGCCGGCTACATGCTCTACATGCGCCGCGGCGCCGGCCACTCGAATCCGATGCAGGTTGAGTGGGCTGGGGCCGATGCCAAGGACTTCAAGCTGGACGCCAAGGCTGGCGGGATCTGCACGCTGGAGTTCAAGGTCAACGTGTCCGGGCTGGACCCGGAGACCATGGGCCGGCTCGCGAGCATGGGCGGCCGCGAGGTCGAGATCATGTTCGTGCCGCCGAAGCTCCAGGAAGGCACCATGCCTGACGGACACCAGCCACCAAAGAGCAAGGCCAAGGCCGTGTCGCCCAAGCAGTTGAAGCTGGCCGGCGGCACCGACACCCAGCCGCCCGGCGACTCCGCGGCGGACGCTGGCGGGGTCAACCCGTTCAAGTACAGCGTGCGCGACGGCCAAGTGGTGGACAACAGCCCGGCCCTGGGCCAGCAGCCCGGCACGGGCGAGCCGCCCAGCGCCACCGAGTTGTTCTTGGACGTGCACGCGCCGACTGGTGACGAGCTGCCAGACGACGGCAGCGGCGACAGTGACCCCGACGATCACTACGAAGACATCGATGCGGCCGCGGGCGCCACCGGGCTGGCCGACGACATCATGCCGCTGCCGCGTTCGGTGGCCAAGAAGGTTGCCATCACCACCAAGCCGCGCAAGAAAGTTTGACCCAGGGCCACGCCACCCGCCGACGAGTGGTGGCACAGCAATCCCCCACAGAACCGGAGCCAACCATGCCCGCATCGACCATCCTCCCGCTCACCCTGACCCCCGACAGCAGCCAGCTCCACGGCTACGCCTACGACCCGAAGACGCAGACACTGGCGCTGGAGTTCAACAGCAACCACAAGACCCAGACCTACCACTACCCGGGCTTCACGCCTGAGCAGTTCGAGGCGTTCAAGACCGCCGAAAGTCAGGGAAGCCATTTCTACAAGTTCATCAAGAAGCAGTGGGATGGCAAGTTCGTGACGATGTACAAGGACGTCGAGACCAAGCACGACCCGCTGGAAAGCTGAGCGGTCCACCATGACAACGCAGCCCGCAGAGAAGGTCTTTGGCGTCGCCTTCATGGCGCCGAAGCAAAAGGTCGCCGTCGAGAAGCATTGCTTCGGAGACTGCGGAAAGGTCAGCATGGCCGGGATGATCGATGCCGGACCACTCGGCGGGCTTGCGGTGTGCTGCGAGCCAACTTGTCCGTACGTTGGCATGGAAACAGCCGAACCATTCGGCCAGACAAACTCATTCGGCAGGCCGCACGATGTATACCTGCGACTGCTGAAGCCAGAGGAAGCGACTTGATCCAGCTCGAACCCACCAGCGCCGCGCCGTGGGCGCGCGAGATGATCGGCGCCGAGGCCGTGCGCATGCGCGCCCTCGCGGCCAATGCCCGCAAGCACGCCGCGAAGCACGCCCTGGCTCGCCCAGCCGCCAATTACACCGCCGACGCCTACGAAGAGGCCGCGATCCTGCTGGAGAAGCGTCTGGCCGGCATCAACCCAGCACAGGAGAGAACCGCTTGAAATCCACCCACACCCTGGCCACCATGGCCATCAGCCAGGCCGCCTTCATGGAGGTCCACGCCAACATGCTCGGGGCCGGCTACGAGCAAGCGATCGACAAGCTGGACGACGGCACTGACCTGCTGGACATGACCGGCATTGGCCTCGTGCCGAACGCTGACGCCGGCATCGCCCATGCCGAGCACCTGGCCAGCAGCGGCGACCAGCCGGTCCCGTTGGCGCTGATGGGAACGGTCGCTGGACGAGACTGGTTGCTGCAGGAAGCCGTGCGCGTCATCCAGGCCGCCCAGGACCTGGGTTTCGTGCTCACCATCGACCTGGTGCCGCGGCGGCCGCTGGCCATGGGCAACTACGAGATGCTGGCCACGGTGCGGCCGGAGCGCGGGCCGCGTGGCGACTATGAGCCGCCGGTGCCGCCCAGGTTTGACCCTGATACCTACAACTGGAGCAAGGCCGCCGCGGACTCAGTGCCTGTTGCGCCGGCAGCTTCTTCTCTCACTCAACACGCCAGGAAGATCCCACCGATGCCTCCGACGCAATGCGATGCCGAGGCGTGTGAGGTCGGGTGCGCATGCCCTGGAGACTGCATCGCTGCAGGCCGCGCTGCCGGCCTGACACCTGCGGATTTGGAGCCCGTAGAGATTCGAGTTCGGATCAGCGCTGAAGTCATTTCCGGTATGAAGTTGCGACTCGGCATTGAGAAGAACATCGAGGTCATCCAGGAGGCGCTGACAATGCTGAACTGGGCGTCGGAGGAAAAGGCCGCCGGCCGCGTCATCCTCTCGGCGGCGCCAGACGGCACGCGGGTTGTCCGGCTCGCGATGGAATGTCTCAACACAGAAGCGAGCGTGGCGGGGCTGACGGCCAAGCCCGCCACGGATGAGGCTTGTCCGGTGGATGGTGCGACGCACTGGATCAGGCGCTACGTCTTCGACGTGACACGCGGCGAAGCATTCGAGATTGCCAGCGGATACTGGGTCATTCATGATGACCACATCGCCTCCAAGGCCGCCAGTGATGCGCGCATCTCCGAGCTGCAGGCCGACCTGTCCGAGCGCGACACCCGCATCGCCAGCATGCGCGCGGAATGGGGCGCAGAGGTGGCAGCGCTGACCGAGCGCGCGGAGAAGGCCAGAGCGTGGTCGGCCGGTATGCAATGCCGGCTCAACGCAGCCGAGAGCCGCGCACATGCGGCAGAGGCGGATGCGAAGCGTCTTGACTGGATGATTTATAAACAGGGCATCGTCGGTTGGACCCGAGATGGTGATAGTTGTCGTGTTTGGGTTGCGCACGATGAGTATGGCAATGCACAACCCGCGACCAGCAGTGACGATTGGTTTTATTTTCCGCGCGCTGCCATCGACGCCGCCATGAAGGAGCAAGACCAATGAGCCAGTGGAAGATGGTGCCGGTGGAACCGACGCCAGAGCACCCGCTGATGCTGCCCTACACCTGCATGTTGCAGCCGATCTAGCGCCGCCTCAGCGCGTCGAAGGAGCGCTCGCAGGCGAGGCCGGCTGCGCTGGACCTGTCGGCGAAGTCAGCCAAGTCCCCCGCAACTTCGTCAGCCCTTTCGAGCACCCCTGCGAGCACACCGATGGGATCGCCGTCCCCTGGGGCTGGCGCGCCTCCGGCGGCAGAGGCGGCACGGGCAGCTGCAACGGCGCCGGCGAGCCGCACCCGCAGATCACGCCCAGCAGCATCAGCATCGGCGCGGTCAATGCGCAGGCGCGCGACTTCTTCCAAGGTCCTAGCATGGCTTTCCTCCATGCGGCCGCGCAGGGCCGCTTCTTCCTTCAAGGCGTCCTCTACCGCAGCGGCGCGCTCGCGCTGCGCGCGCGCGTCGCGCCAGTCCCAGCCGGCCCAACCGCCCAGGCCGGCCGCGCCCATCACCACCAGCAGGCCGCCCAGTACCACCTGGCCGTTCACGCCTCGCTCCGGCTGAAGTCGGCATTGAGCATCGGCAGTGGGTCATACTGGCGATCGCCAACCGGCACCCGGTAGCCCAGCACACGGTCGAAGCTGAAGGCAGCGATCGACACGGCATCGCCCTGGTTGCCACCCAGGCACACCAGACCGCCGCGCTCGTTGCGGCCCACGGCCAGCGCCACGTGGCCGCCGCCGTCGCGCCCGAACACCACCACGCAGCCCAGCACGGGATCGGTGAGCGGCCGGCCCCAGTCCAGCCAGTTCTTGGCCCGCCAGCAGGCCGCAGGCGGCGCGTAGCCAGACCGAGTGAACCAGGCACCGCAGGCTGCCCCACACCATGGCGTCGCGTCGTCTGAGAAGGGCGCCTTGAGCAACTGCCACATCCGCACGATCGCCGGCGCACTGGCAGCGCCCGGCACCTCGCGCAGGCCCAGGTCCAGCCGGGCGTTCGCCAGCCAACTTGGCTCGCTCATGACCGCCCCCGCTGCGTGCCGTCAGGGGCCCGCCAGCGCCACCGGTACGCGCTCAGGAGCAGGAAGATCAGCACGCTCGTGACCAGCACCAGCGCGCCAACCTCGCGCCGAGACAGCATGTCGATCACCCAGCCGTGGGCACCGAACTCCCTGAAGAATTCCCAGTTCGGTGACCACACCAGCACCGAGAACAGTCCGGTGGCCAGGGCGAAGTGCTGGATGACCACCTGCACCCTGGTCTCGCCCGGCCGCATGACCGTGATCCTGCAGATCACCGACCAGATGCCGGCCGCCGCGACGCCCATGGTGATCAACGCCAGCGGCGTAATGAGTTCGAAAAGGTTCATTGGGGCTCCCTGAAACGCTGGTCGAAGCGGCGCCGCACGATGCCCCCGACCCACTTGGCGATTGTGAGCCATGTGTGCCCCACCGCCGGGATGCCGAAGGCCACGAAGAACAGCAGCTCGAACGGTGTCCGATGCAGTTGCGGGGCCAGCAGGTTGGCGCCCAGGCTGGCACCGCCAACCGTCACGCCGAACGACACCGCCACGAACCAGGCGGTTTTGATCCTGCGGCTGTGGTCATCCGGATCGAATTTCAGCCGCCACACGCCTACCAGCACCCCGAAGAACCAGCCGAAGACGATGAGCATGTAGGCGCCAAGGAACGGTCCGATGACGGTCCCGGTCGCCCAGACGGCGATGCCGATGGCCACATTCTCAATGCTTGGAACTCTGTCCATCTGGTGCGCTCCGTAGGCGGATCAACAACACGAGCCCGATGAACAGGCCGACGACGGAGAGCGGAAACTTCAAGCGGGCATCGCACTGGTCCTGGCCAGGCAACACCTCCCATTGTTCGTTGAGCCACAGCAGGCTGCAGCCGGCCGTCAGGAGCCACAGGGTGGTGAGGTAGGCGCAGACCAGCACCAGCTCTGTGGCGCGGCTGTGGGACATGGCCAGCAGTCCCAGCAGCATGGCTATGAAGATCGCGCCGCCGGCGTTCCATGCGTCGGCTTGCGCCCAGGCCGGGGCCCACTGCCACATGAACTGCGCAGCCATCCCGGCCAGCAGCAGCCAAAGCGCCGTCGTCTT